TTATTAGAGAAAGCAATGCCAAAGATCTGAGACCAAAAACGGTTAGCCGTGACCATCGAATAGGTCTCTTCCTCTTGTGTTGGTTCAAATGCTTTGAAAGTGTTTGCTTGTTCACTATCTTCATATAGGGTATTCTCCACAGTAGCACCATGAATAGCACAGAGCAGTGCTCCTCCCAATATACCAGCAACTCCCATCATATGAAAGGGGTTGAGGGTCCAGTTGTGGAAACCCTGAAGAAACAGAAGGAACCTAAAGATAGCAGCAACACCAAATGAAGGTGCGAAGAACCAACTGGATTGTCCCAGTGGATACATCAAGAATACACTGACAAACACAGCGATAGGACCAGAGAATGCGATTGCGTTATAGGGTCTGATACCTACCAGACGGGCAATCTCAAACTGACGAAGCATGAAACCTATAAGAGCGAAGGCTCCATGGAGCGCCACAAAAGGCCAGAGTCCCCCAAGTTGGCACCAGCGGACGAAATCCCCCTGAGACTCAGGACCCCAAAGTAGAAGAAGAGAATGACCCATAGCGTCAGCAGGCGTTGACACAGCTGCTGTAAGGAAATTAGCACCCTCAAGATAACTAGACGCCAACCCGTGGGTGTACCAGCTTGTAACAAACGTCGTGCCAGTAAGCCAACCACCAAGGGCAAGATAAGCAGTGGGAAAAAGTAATAGTCCAGACCAACCCACAAATACAAAGCGATCTCGTTTAAGCCAGTCATCCAGGACATCGAACCATCCTCGTTGTTTAATTGGTTGTGAAAGTGTAGATGAAACCATTATACCTCCTGATTAAAAAAGGGGTCCGAAGACCCCCTCGAAGTTTATTTTATCCGATTCAACCGATAGCAGGTGCGGTGAGAGCAACAGGAGTTGCTTCAGCAGCAGCAAGATCGAGAGGGAAGTTGTGAGCATTACGCTCGTGCATCACTTCCATACCAAGACCAGCGCGGTTCAGAACATCTGCCCAAGTGTTGAGCACACGACCTTCAGAACTCATGATGCTCTGGTTGAAGTTGAAACCGTTGAGGTTGAATGCCATGGTGCTAACACCAAGAGCAGTGAACCAGATACCAACTACAGGCCAAGCAGCAAGGAAGAAGTGAAGTGAACGGGAGTTGTTGAACGAAGCGTATTGGAAGATCAGACGACCAAAGTAACCGTGAGCAGCAACAATGTTATAAGTCTCTTCTTCTTGACCGAACTTATAACCGTAGTTCTGAGATTCTACTTCTGTCGTTTCACGAACGAGTGAAGAAGTAACCAGAGATCCATGCATAGCAGAGAAAAGAGAACCACCGAATACACCAGCAACGCCAAGCATGTGGAAGGGGTGCATGAGGATATTATGTTCCGCCTGGAAAACAAGCATGTAGTTAAATGTGCCTGAAATTCCAAGAGGCATGGCATCAGAGAAGGAACCTTGTCCAAATGGATAGACGAGGAACACTGCAGAAGCAGCAGCAACGGGTGCGCTGTAGGCAACACAAATCCAAGGACGCATACCAAGTCGGTAAGAAAGTTCCCATTCACGACCCATGTAAGCATAGATACCAATCAGAAAGTGGAAGATGACCAGTTGGAATGGTCCTCCGTTATATAGCCACTCATCGAGAGAAGCAGCTTCCCAAATAGGATAGAAGTGAAGTCCAATAGCGTTGGACGAAGGAACAACAGCACCAGAGATGATGTTATTACCGTACATCAGAGAACCAGCGACTGGTTCACGGATGCCATCAATGTCCACAGGGGGAGCACCAATGAAAGCGATGATGAAGCAAGTAGTAGCAGCGAGCAGGCAAGGGATCATCAGTACACCGAACCAACCAACATAGATGCGGTTATCGGTAGAGGTGACCCACTTACAAAACTGTTCCCACTGCGACTCTTGCTGTTGACGAGCGAGAGTTGCGGTCATAGTTCTAGAAGTTCGTTAGGTTTACATGTAAGAAAACAATTGTAACGAATTATGAGAGATCCGTAACATTTGTTTACCTATTTATTATAACCCCTGCCTCCCAGACCTGTCAAGCACCAAAGTCAGGTATTTTTACTCATTCCCGACCATCGTAGATGTACCACCCCGTAACGATATATTTTGTTTGCGTTTGACTTGTAATACCATGGTGTGAATGTGTCCAATATGCTGGAAAAATTACAAGTCTTCCCATTACAGCATCTATTGATCTATCATACTCAACAAATTTAGTTTGTCCCCCGTCCGTAACTGTATTAAGATATAGAGTCCAAGCCATTACACGATTTGTTTCTGGTCCACAATCTTCACAGTGAACTTTGTAATATCCTTCACCAGGATTGTATTTCTGTATATTATATTGTAAATCAACAGACCAGTTATCAATTAACCAAGTTGATCTAAAAGTATCTTGATATATTTGAGTATACCTATTTAAAATGTTTGCCATAATTGTGTTACAAACATTTTCTTCTGAAAAATCCATGTAGATATCAGTTGATGCTTTAACTTTTTTATCAACTGTTATTTTGTCATGGTTATAATATCTACCACGAACTTGTCTGATTTTATTTTCTTCAAAAAAATCTATAATTTTTTGGCACATGTTTTCTGGTGCCACGTTATCGTATAATCCAATGAAATCAGTCATATAATTCTCCAAATAAAAAAGGATCTCTCTGTTATTTGGCAGGAGATCCTTTGGCTTGCGCCGACGATATTCAATTATTATTTATTCACCAGACGCCAGGAATAATTTGTCCAGTGGTCATATAAGTGCCGACAGCAATTACAAAACCGAGCATAGCCAGACGAGCGTTGAGGATCTCTGCCTCGGGGGTAAATCCAAATTTCATTTTAGTTCTCCTTCGTATAAGTGTTTTTGAGATAAGCTAGTACAGTTTCGGGATTAGAAACTTCGTAAGGATCAACAGGGCAGTTGCCTACCTTGCCAGGTTCCTCAAACATCTGTTCAATCTCTCCATCATTCACCACCATAGCATAACGCCAGGAACGGAAACCAAATCCAAGATTAGATTTAGCAACCGACATTCCAATAGCATGTGTAAATTCACCATTACCATCAGGAATAGGTTTGACATTCTGAATGTCCTGTGACTTGAACCACGCATTCATTACGAAGGCATCATTCACAGACAGACACCATACTTCATCAATACCAAGTGCCTTGAATTCGTTGAATGCTAGATCATAACCAGGCAGTTGGAAAGTGCTACAGGTAGGAGTGAATGCCCCAGGTAGAGCAAACACAACCACACGTTTTTGATCAAAGATTTCAGATGTGGTAAGGTCATACCAATCATAGTCACCGTTGTAGCAAGGGCGACGGTCTCTAAAAGATACTTCAGGTACTCGGGTCATGTTGTTGTTTCAGTTCAGGATTAGGGTTACAAATAAGTTTTTCTTTGATAGGTTTGATGACAATAAATTTGTCACTCTTGAGGGTGCCAGCGATCTTAACTTCTAATTCTTGTCCGTTAGTCCAAGCACCACTCTCTACCAATTCTTGAAGGGCAATAGCAAGTTGCCCTAACATATCACCAGTTGTCATCACAGGTTTTCTTCTTGTTCAGTCAAGATTACACAATCGCTGGTGGGATATGCCACACAGGTGAGCACCCAACCTTCAGCAATCTGGTCATCATCAAGGAACGATTGCTCCTCATTATCCACAGTACCGCTGATCAGTTTGCCAGCACAAGCAGAGCAAGCACCAGCACGGCAACTGGAAGGAAGATCAACGCCAGCAAATTCAGCAGCGTCGAGAATATATTGATCGTCAGGACATTCGATAGTCGTTTCGGATCCATCGGGAGATTGAAGCGTAATGTTGTAAACAGTCATCAGTAAGTTTCGGTAACTTTCTCAATAGAATAGCACAGAAGCACGAGAAAGGCAACTGTTGTCAGGGTCCAAAAACCTTCAGTCATCAGAAGACACCGAAGAAGAGTTTACCAGAGAGAGCATAAGAAAGAGCCCCAGCAACAATACCGACCATAGCCCAGCGTCCATTATACTTCTCCTTTACTTGGTTGGGAGTATCCATCCCGTAGTTTTCGTAGTACATGGTAGGCTCTTTTGCCCACATGTTCTGCTGCCCACGATCATTAGTAGTAACAGTCATTTCGTTTTGTAACGATTTACAACAGTAGTATATAGGAAATATAAAGGAATGTCAAGCTCCGTGTCGGGATAAATAAATATGGTCTCAAATAATACAAGAAAAATGAAAAGATCGCTTTTACTCTTTTCGTTATTCTTTGCTATTCCTACTCATGCCGCTGAAATTACATCTAGAATTACTGATTCGGTCCAATTGAAAGTTGATGGTGCTGCTATTCAATCCTCAAGAATTGGTGCTTCTTACTCCGCATCTGGAACCAACATCCAATCCACATCCTTTGGTGGTGTAGGTGGTGCTGGAACCTACGATATCAATACTGCTGGTCAAGCATTCTCGTTTAGCGAGACGTTCAACGCAGCTGATCCAACTAACGTAACAACACAAACAGTAACCAACGGTGTGATTGGTACTCCTAATCTCTATGGAGATAGTGTAACGCAAGTTGGTGGTGATAAGGGAACTCTTGCTGGTACTTTATCTCCAACTGGTGTCCCTACTGTTACTGCTGGTGGTGCTGGAACCACCGCTACTGGTCAAAGAACAATCGAATTGAGCGTATTTAAATGAGAAGTATAACTCCCGCCTTGCTTTTAGCAGCGGGAGTAATTACTACTCCTGCTTACGCTGAAAGCGTTGTGCCTAATTTTACTAGGGGCACTATTACTGCGACTACAGAAAGTCAAACAAAGATTATAGAAGCAATACGCCAGGTGGAATACACAACTGGCACATCATATACTGTGACTGGAACTAATATTAACATTCCTGGTACTCCACATCAAGGAGCAAATTATACGATCCAAACTCAAGGTGCTCCCTTCCAGTTCAGCGAAACATACCTCGGTCCTGGAGTGGCTAAAGAAACATGGATAGATCGAACTACCGAAACAAAATCTACAACAAATTCAATATCTGTCTTTACACAATAACTGGAATACTGTTACTAACACTAGCGGGTTCCACAAGAAGTAAAGCACAACAAGCTCCCAGCAACACTAACATTGCTGGTCCTTCTGCTTCTGCTACTGGTAACGTAACTAACCAAGCAGTTCAAGTTCTACAAGGACCGTATGCTATGAATACTTATGGTGGTGGTGTAAGTTGTCAGGGTCCAACCATGAGTGTCTCCCCATTTTTATTGGGGAGTATGAATGGTAGTCAAGATCCAGCAACATTTCAAACACATAATGGTAATGCTGGTGTCAGCATGGGTGTCAATTTTCCTCTGGATGGAGGACTAACAGAGCTCTGTAAAGAAAGAGCAAGATCTGAGATTAGAAGACAAAATGCTGAAGCAGATAAAGCAAGATTAGATTTTGAATTAGTCAGGCTGTTGAAGTGTGGTGAAGCAATCAAGTCTGGTATTACATTTCATCCAGACAGTCCATACTATAAAGTCTGTGCCGACGTAGTTGTGAGGTATCCAAATGGATCTCATACAGCCAATAAATAATGCCAACGGAATTGCCAATATAGCAAATAATGCCAACGGAATACCAAAAATTGGTATTGGTGGTCCATCTATTATCCCAACAATAGACCCTCCAGTTATTCAGGCAACACCGCAACCAGTCATTCGTGGTCTGGCATTACCTGTCTTTCAAGCACCCGATACATCAATTAAGTATCCAGTCATCAACGTTCCTACACAGGAAGAGTTTGATGCTGCTGTGAGAGCAGAGAAACAAAAAGAACAACCAGAGAAAGAAGAAAAATCTAGAGGTCTTCCAGACAAACCCCCTGCTATTCAACTGCCTCCATCTGTTCAAACCCCCCAGGATAATCAGGTTGTTTCTGATAATTCTATCAAAACTAGTAACCTAGGAGTGCCTGTAATTGAAGTACCAATCATCGGGGAAGTTCCAGTTCCTCCAAAAGAACAGGTTATACTTGCTGGCACCACTGCTACTGCTTCTGTTGCTGCGGCTCTTATTGGCAAATCTTTGGTGGAATGGATGGTAGGTAAAATGAAACCTATTGTTCAACAACTCTTTACCAGAGCGAAGAAGTTACTGAACCGAGATCTAACTGACTACGAAATCCAACTATTCTTTGCCTTTGAAAAGCAGCAACAGATGAAGAAGGTTGCTAAGTTACTCAAGAAAGAGCAGAAAAAGCAGAAGCTAGAGCAATATAAGAAAGCACACAAGTAATTATACTTCTTCAAACAGAAGAGTATATAATCCACTCACATTTGCGTGTGCTTCTGCTAATTCTTTTGTCTGAAATCTACGTGCCTTCTCTTTATCTCTAGTCCATTTGGGACTATCGTTCACATTATCTTGGAAGTAATCCCAGGTTCCAGCAAACCCTTCTCTCTTAGCAATATACATCAGAATAATTTTATAGGTAGTTTGATAGGTAGTTTCTCTTGTAGTTCTTTGACGCCTTTAGGCATAACTGCCTCGATGATCTCACGCTTTGCTTGCTCGATTAGTGTTTCTCTATTCATGTAAGCATAAACTCCAGCGCCTACAGCAGTTGCGCTCAATACAAATGAGGCAACTGCTAACGCATTAAATACTTTCTGCATCATGCTCCTGTGCGAGGTTGTACGAAACCTTCCTCAAGTGCTTCAACTCTTTCTTCTAGAGATGCTGCGACTTCTTCTGCTACTGGTTCAACAGGTGGTGCTTCTACAACTTCTTCTCTCTTAGGTTCTTCTTTCTTTTCGTCGTCATCATCACCACCTTTCTTCATGGTGTTGATACCGAACGTAGCAGCAGATGCTGTGAAGACTGTAGCGATAAAGGTTGGGTCCATCTTAGCAAGAAGACCAGCATAGCTAGCAGTTAAAAGAGCAGCAGACCAACTCAAAATGGCAATACGAATTAGTTGTCCCATAGTAGTTTCCTTTTTCTTATCCATCTTCGTGGTGGGTTGGGTCCGTAATATTTATTACGTGTTCAATTTTAATATAAAAATTGTTCTATTTCTGAGAATTTATTTCCCATGTCATTTACTCTATGTTGTATGTCGAGGTCATACAAAGCCATTTTAGTTTCAATCAATCCATATGAAGGAAAGGTATATTCTATATGTTCTGTTTGATTAAACGTATCAATAACAGTATCATCTTTCGCATTCAATCTCGTTTTCTTTACATCAATATCACAGAAAGAAAAGTCAGTTACTTCTGGCAAATTAAAATGATTACACACTTGCTTCAAAGTTTCTTTCTTATCTTGTAGAAAATCATTCGTAGTTATCCACAAAACATTTGAACTATCTAACATACGAAATACGCTACACAACCAAACGTATGTTACTTTGTCAAGTTCATCTTCTGGTTTCCAATTGATTTTTGGGTGATTGTGATTCTTTAAAATATAATCCGTCTTTGAAAATCTTTGTTTTACCCATAAAGGATCAACAGATTTAATTTTACACAAATGCTGCGCTAAAGGTCTATATAAAAATACTTTATTTCCAGGAAATTTTGTTTCAAAGCAAGTAGTCATACTTGGAAATTTAACAACAGACCCATAAAAAGATTCCATGTTCTTATATGGATCTGTTCCAAGCAATAAAGACTTTGCCCACGATGGCTCAGCATATGCTTTACATACTGTAGACAACAGTGATGTCATTAATGTAGATCCACACCTAGCCACATGGTAGATTTGATGTATTTGTTCAGACATAATTATCGCTATTTTTTACACTCATAAACTGAGATATACAATATCTCCCATCACCATTCCAATAAGCACTATCAGATATTGATACTTTCTTTACCCCATGCTCTACATATCCAGGGAATAAAATGAGAGTATTGTGTGAGCATTCTACTTCATAGTTGTATTGAGGAAAATACAACTCACCACCACTAAACTTTTTAGGTGTGGTATGAAAATAAGAGAAAGTTAAAAACTCATGCCCAATATCTGTGTGAGGATTATATCCTTCACCATCATGATAGTATCTTAATTTTGTGATAACCATATTCACATATCTAAGACGTAACAAATGGGGCCATTTATTTACGATAGTTGATATGAATGGAGCGTCTAAGGTTTTCTTTGTAACTTGTAGAATATTAGATAACTCTGGTATATTATATGCTCTTTCTAAATGTAGTGCTCTACTTTCAGTAAGTTCTGAACTATTAGAGTGATGAACTCCTGGTTTGTATAGTTTGTTTGGGTATGATAAGAATTTAATTTCTTCTTGTATTAATGTTAATTCTTTTTCACTATAAAAGTTTTCAATTAATACATGGGGAAATGGATCATCGAGTAATTTTATATTCATTCATCTCCAGTAACAATAACAAACTCATCAATTGTTTCGTCATAATACATTCCAATACCAGCATACCTTCCTCTAATGTTTCCATTATATGAGGTTTGCTTCCAATTGGTATTTTCTCCTTGAATCATTTTACAGAATTGAACACCAATCTCTTCGGATTCTTCTCCATTTTCATCAACGATATCATCATTACATACTACAATAACTTCAATTACTTTATTATTCTCGTCTAATTTAGCAAAATGCGCCATGATTATAAAACAGTAAATGTATTAGAACCTGTGAAGGTATGTATAACGTAAGCAGTTCCGCCTATAGTTTGATATGTGATTGTTCCTCCAGTTGCCTTAGCGACAGTTCCTGGATAACGAATAACAATTACACCCGAACCACCAGTAGCTCCTACTCCGCCACTAAAATACTCCAATTGCCCACGAGCACCGCCTCCGCTATTTGCTGGAGCATTTGATACTGTTGTGTTGTTTGGATCTCCATTATTGCCTATTGTTGTTGAACCATTGCCACCGCCACCCCATCCAACATAACTATTGGAAGTAGTAGAAAATGATGTTAGATTATATCCACTACCGCCAGCACCACCATTACCGCCGCTAGCAGCACCGCCAGCAGATCCATAACCTCCACCACCACCAGCAGAACTAGTACTGCCAGTACTACCAGCATTATTACCTTGCCCAGCAGTTCCTGTTCCTCCAGTCCTTCTTGCTGCTGGAAAATTGAATGAGGCGGCATTAGAACCACCGCCTCCAGAACTGCCATTTTTATCTGTTCCAGAACTACCACCAGATCCACCACCTAATGATGTGAATACAGCAGCACCACCAGAAGTTAAAGCATAGTATGTAGAACTTCCTTTACCAGTTGAGTTATCAGCAGCAGCACCACCACCACCAACTGTAAGATATAAAGAACTTCCATTTGCTGTGGTTCCACTTGTGGTTCTTACACCACCACCACCACCACCGCCAGAGTAATTTCGGGCAATAAAATCATCATCGGCCCCGCCGCCGCCGAAAATAGAAGTACTTGGAGCAAAAGTTCCGCCACCTCCACCAACTAATAGCATTTCCCAATTCAAAGGAACTGCTGGTATTATCGTTGCTTTAGCAATACCAAATGCTCTACTACTTCCTAAACCAAATGCTATTGGACTCATATTAAACCTCAGCTAAAGTTTGTATTACCTGAACCAAATACGTTGATGGTTCCAGCACTATCTTTTACGATAGTAAATGTAATTACATCGAAGTTATTTGTTGCTGTTGGGGCAGATCCACCAGACCACTTAACTCCACCAGAAACAGCAGAACCATTTACGCTACAAGCATCGCCATATGTTTGCGCTGTGTCGCCATCAATAATTAAAGTAACTGTTGTTGCTTTGCTGTTTGATGCTGGAACATTAGTGAATGCCCATGTGGTTACAGAAGCATTTAAATCTCCAAGAACTACAGTTGCTGCTGATGTATCTACAGTAAGTGTTCCGCTAGAAGGAGAAAGTGTGGTGCTGAAATTATTTACAGAAGTTTCTGTAATTTGTTTGAGATTTGTTGTAGTGGATACAGTTAGATCTCCAGTAATACTTACACCAGTTGAAGTTGTTTCAAACTTCTTGGAGTTATCAAAGTAAAGTTCTACTGAACCATTTGAATTAAATACTGCTTTGTTTTCATTGAAAGCAGCGTTTGTGATTAGTAATGCGTTATCATTAGCAATATAAAGGTCCCCAGTTCCTACGTCAGCAATAACGTTAATAGATCCATTGTGACCAATATACAAATCATTGTCAGCACCAAAGAAAGCAAAATCATTATCGCCAAGATTAATGCCGCCATTAGCAGTAATAGCACCAGTTACTGTGAGTGATGTAAGAGTTCCTAATGATGTTAGTGAAGATGACGTAACACCAGAACCGAGAGTTGTGGCGCTAAGAACTTGAGCATTACCAATTCTGTAAACTTTACCAGAAGCGAGGTCAATATTTTCGGAACTTGTGAAGGCGAGATTTCCTTTGATCCAATTGAATGTCTTATTTGTCGTTCCCAAAATTGTAAATCCAGCTCCATCAGCTGTATCATCATTTGCCGCGCCAGCATCAAATGTAATAGAACCAGCAACAAAAGCACCAGCAGTAATTGCTACTGTAAATTGAGTATCACTATCAATACTTAAAATTGTAGGATTAGTTCCAAAGGCTCCAGTACCAGAAATTTTACTTAAAGATTGACCAGCATAAAGATTATTAGTATTTGTTCCAGTAACAATACCAGTAACAGAAATATTACCAGATCTTCCCAACACCGCAGTAACTGATGCTAGTTCTATATTTTTATCGTCTACGGTTAATGTATTAATATTTAAAGTTGTAGTTGATCCTTCAACAATTAAATTACCACCAATATTTAAATTGTTTGTTACGGTAAGATCATTCGAAACTGTAACGTTGTAGCTTGAATCTCCCCTAATCCAGTAGTTTGATCCAGAAGCAATGACTAATTGATTATTTCCACTCTGACTTAGTGGTTGATATGCTGGATCTACAGAAGAAGCATTTGGAGAAGATCCAATAATAACGTTTCCAGATCCAGTTAATCCAGCTCCAGCATAGTATCCAATACAAATATTATCATTTCCAGTAATTGATGATTCTAATGCGTTTGTTCCCAACGCAACGTTTCTTGATCCAAGAGTTGATTGTCTTGCTGCTCTTCTTCCAATCGCTGTATTATTAGACCCAGTACTTGCGGATCTTAATGCCGCATATCCAAGAGCAGTATTATTTTCTCCCTGATCGGTAAAGAATAATGTATCATATCCGACTCCAGTATTTTGTGTTCCCGAAGAAAAATTGGATCCAGAGTTAACACCAATAATCATATTGGTTGTGTTTCCAGATAATCCCAAACCAATTTTAATTCCGCGAACTGAAAGATCAGAATTAACTACACTAGCAGTTGCGTTGATTGTTAAAGTATCAGAAGTTAACAGTCCAATAGTAGTATTTTTTTCTATAGATAAACTATTTTTAATAGTAGTTGTTCCAGTACTAGCACCAATTGTTATTGCTGTGCCACTCCCAAAAGCATTGACGGTTGTAGCCGTCGTATTAAATACATCAAAAGTTGTAGAAGAAGTTAATACTCCATTAACAAAAGTTGGACTCTGAGCAAATACCATTGCTCCAACACCAGTTTCATCAGAAATAACACCACGAAATTCTGTTGATGTTGTAGAAGCAAATACAGATAATTTATCTGCTCTATATGCTACCGTCCCTCCAGTGCCGAAACCCACTGTAGATCCATCAGTTCCACTAAATGTTAAAGTTCTGTTACAAGTAAGAGTTTTACCATCGGCAATCGTTAGTGTGGCACTATTGGTTGGTGTAGTAATAGTTACCTTATTGATTGTAGATGCGGTTGCGGCACCCAAAGATGGAGTTGTTAATGTTGGAGATGTTAATGTTTTATTGGTTAAAGTTTGAACTTCATTTTCTGTTACGATACGATTCGCAGTAGTTCCATCAAATACTCTCCAATATGCTCCAGATTCAAACCACTGAAATACATTATAAGATAAAACAGCGCCAGCACCATCTGTTGTTCTGTTAATTTTAATACCACCGTTTGCCCCAACAATATTATTTCCTCTCCTCAGTTCTATTTCAGAATCTGCGACAGATAAATTTGTTGTATTAATTGTTGTGGTAGTTCCAGTTACAGTTAAATTTCCAGAAATAGACACAGTAGTTCCATCATCACTAATCAAACTGTCCACCATCTGGACATTAGAACTATCCCATTTTAATATTTTATTGTTTGTTAAATTAGCAGTATTTCTAATAGAAAAAGAAGTTCCACTAAGAACTAATCCATTTCCAGCCTGATATGTGGTATCAGTATCAGTAGAAGTAATTGTAATATCATTGCCAACTTGCGTTACAATAGAAGATCCAGCGCCAATTATAGTAACATCACCACTCTGATATGTTCCAGTTGCACTTCCTCTCAATCTAGTAACTGTATTTGTATCTGTGGAAGCGATAGTTATAGTGTTTCCAGATTGAGAAACACTAGAAGCTCCAGATGCTGCTATAGTAACTGCTCCAGAAACTGCAGTCCCAGTTACATCAGATGACTGTAAAGTAGTGATGGTATTTTCAGAAGATACTGTAATGTTATTTCCAGACTGAGTAACAGTTGTAGCACCAGATTGAAGAATTGATACATCACCAGAAACAAAAGATCCAGAAATTCCTCCCTTCAATCTAGTTATCGTATCATTATCAGTAGAACTAATTGTAATTGTATTTCCAGATTGAGATACTGTTGTGGATCCTCCCTGAGCAATTGTTACCTGTCCAGTTACAAAGTTACCGCTAGCAGTTCCTCTAATTTCAGTTATAGTATTTGTATCAACATAAGATGAATTAATTGTAATCTCATCATTTACTCTAGAAAGAGTAACATTAGATCCAGCAGTTAAAGTAATATCATCTGTTACTACAGTTCCACTTCCACCAGAAGTTAATCTAATAATTTTTTGTGCTGATGTGCCACCATCAACCGCAGAAACAGAATATGTTGTGTTATTATCTGGAGTGACTACAGAAGATCCCAATTGAATAGGAACTCCATTAATTGTTATACTAGAATTTACTAAAGATGAATTAGAAATATTTGTGATGACACTAGTAATTCCAGATATCGAACAACTTTCAAAAATTTTATTTGTAATTGTTTGCGATTGAGTAAGATAAACATCTCCTGGTGTTCCCCAAAAAACGGTGTTTCCGTTACTGGTTAGATATTTACCACTACCTCCATCACCACTGACGACAATCCCATTGCCAGTGAAATCTATTCTGTCTCCAGATGCTATTTCTTCAATCTTTCTAGAAACAGCATTAACAATTAATGGAAAGCGGTCAGCCATTTATACTTACCAAAGGATACTAGTTCTCTGGTTTATTTATGCCTGTGAAAAAAGCGGACAATCGGATTCGAACCGACGACATCTAACTTGGAAGGATAGCGTTCTACCACTGAACTATGTCCGCGAGGTGGGGGATGTCAACCCCCCGTGCTAGGCTCGCCACCTAGTTTTTACTGAACTAGGAAACAGGCGGGAGAGAGTCCCATCCGCACCACCAATTTTTTTAGGAAATTGGAAACCTACTTCGGTTCGGAAACGAAGTTGTTAATGATATCTGCTTGTTTGAGAACTTCATTCAAAGTAGGAAATTCTGGAAATTCGAGATCCAGTTTTCCAGTCTTTTCATTCCACTCTCTAGCAGTATCATATTTAACGCAGAACTCATCGTTCAGCATATTATATGCTTGCTTGAAAATTTCAAAGCGAAGCTCGTAAGGTGTTTTGGACATAATTAATCTCCTGTGTGTATGTGTGTGTGGTATCGAGGGGGGTCCCGACCAGGGTTGTTTACGTGTCTCCATCACGGGCATTTACGGGGATGACTCCACCAGGATAAGTTTTAAGTCATTCCAGGACTAACTGAACTTGATAGTGTCAGGAGAATTGCCACCACCAATATTAGTGAAACTGATTACATTATCATATGGTTGTTCATCAAGACCACTCATCGTGTAGTTTACATATCCGTTATGAAGATATTCAGAGGTCAGTTTGAATTTATAATCGCTAGTATTATCAGTAGAACGAATAGGATAAGCATTTAAAATGCTCTTTACTTTACCAAGAGCATCAAACAATTCTGACAGTTGAGCATCTTGCTTTTCGGCAAGAGCATTAATCAGTGCTTGGCGAAGTGCTTCTTCAGCAGTTTCAATATGGGAACGAACAGTCATGGTAATCAATCAAATTTACGATAGGCACCCACTTCAGGGTCTGGATCTAACCACTTGGTATACTCAGGATCTTCCAAGCATACATCAAGTTGCATCTGGTTGTCAAGGAAATACATGTCAGTATAACGCTTGGTCCATTCATTAAACTTTTGAATACGGTAATCTGGTTTACCGTTGATCTCTAAAAGACCACACTGAACATAGCGATAAGGAGAACGTTCAAGAATTACAGTGGGTTTGGTCATGAAGCATCGTCGTGATCAAAGTAATTATCCCACATATCGTCGTCGTTGTCAAGGGGTTGTGCCACTTTAGAAACCGTCTTCAGATTAATTCCAGCTTCTTCAACTAAGGATGCTGGAATCATGGCAACAGCAGACCCATCTTCTCTACGAATGATGTATGTTTCACCATTTTCCACACGCTCCATAATTTCGTCAAAGTTTTTTTCCAGTTCTAGTTCTGTGATTTCGATTATTTCTTCAGACATTACAGCAGACATTGTTTTCTTGTAAGTAATTTATAGTTTCTCGACATCCACCAAGTCGGATGTCATCTAACATAATTTGTGGAAATGTAGATCCTTCACCAAATTCAGCATAGAATTCTTCTCTTGTGAAATCTTTATCTAGTTCATAAACAACGTGGGTAAAACCTTCATGTTCCATTACTGCTATGCATTTTTGACAGAATGGACAACCTTGTTTTGAATAGATGGTGAACGACATATGACACGTAAAAAATTATATAGTAAAGTCGGGGTGATAGGATTTGAACCTACGGCATCTCGCTCCCAAAGCGAGTGCTCTACCAAACTGAGCTACACCCCGATAAAAGGGAGGTTTCCCTCCCAGTATATATCAGAACCTAAAGGTCGTCTGGATCACACCACCATAGTTGTCCGAAGCATTCTTCAGACCTTGGTTGTTAGACACATAGAACACAGAAGGAGTGATGCTGATGTTGTCGCTAACCTTGTAACGATAGAAGGTTTCCCACATAATAGCTTTCTGACTATCAGCAAGAGAAGCAGCGTTGCCAGGAGCACCGATGGCGAAACCAGCAGCGTTACCCTTGGCGAATACATCGCTCCACTGAAGACCAGCAAACCAAGTCTGGGAGTTGGTAGCACCAGTAGGAGTGGTACGACCAGCAGCATTCAGGCTAACATCGTTCCAACCATAAGCACCAGAGATCGAAGGTACGATACCAGAAGTCTTAGGTTGCCAGTAAGCGTTGATGGCATAACTGTTAGAAGATTGACCAGCAGCAAGGTTACCAGAACCACCGTTGATAGCGTTGAAGGTACGAACACGGGTTCCTTCTGTACCATAACGATAACCGAAAGCAATACCGTACTGGGGAGCACGATAACCGATTTGTGCCAGAGTATTCAGAGCACCAGTCTCATCAAATTGACCCTTGGAACTATCCGAACCGTTCTGGGCAACATAGTTCAGACCAGCAACAATACCACCTTTCTTGCCAGGTTGAGCATACTGAATACCAAAACCAGAACCAGTTGCCTTGTTATAAACTCCAGGAGCGCCAGCAACTTGGAAGAAGTCCAGAATGTCGGACTTGTAAGCAGAAGGAGTCCATGCCATCTCTGTGTTACGAACCAGAGCACCAGCAGTCAGAGTCACGCCCTTAGAAAGTGCAGGGAAGCTGTAGTAGAGACGATCAAGTTGTACTTGATTGGAAGTACTCTCTGCTTTATCAAGTTTGAACAGCGAAGAAGAAGAACCGAAAGGTTGTGAAGAGAAGTTGCCAGAACGCAGACGAGTCTTCAACAGATCCTTACCAGTGAAGGAGGTGTCAAAGTTCAGGCGAACATCATAGTTGAAAGCGGTGTTACCAACGTTAGTATTGTTGGCAAGACGGGCACCTTCTACACCACCGAGAACGAAAGTTGCTTCACCACGCAGTTTGGTAGTAGTGGAAAACTGCTGTGCCTGAAGAGCAGCGGTTTGCTTCTCCAGTTTAGCAACACGACCACGAAGAACAGTCAGTTCATTCTGGAACTCATTCATCAGACGAGAGAGTTCATCGGTCACTTCAGTCACACGATCCAGACAAGCATTCAGAAGTGCTGCTGCCTCAAAACGGGTCATTGCCTTACCACCAAGGTAAGTTCCGTTTTCATAACCAGCAACGCAACCATAACGCTCAACAAGATTGCTAAGTGCCTGATAAGCCCAATCCGTAGGTTGGACATCAGAAAGTTGTTTGATGCTTGAGACTTGTTCTGAGGAAGTGTATTGATTGACTGCTGCCATATTGAGATCTGCGGCATTCGCAGCAACAGGAGCAACCATTCCCAGAGCAACAGGTGCGAGCATCAGTTGTTTGAGTTTCATAAATGTTTTTGTTCTATAGTACATAACGAGTTACCGTACAATTAATTGAGGTACGGTCACGTCTGGCAGATTTTAACACTCTCTTTAGATTATGTCAACTAAGAGAAGGTTAACGGAAGGGGTGGGATTCGAACCCACGGATGCTCTCACATCGCTAGTTTTCAAGACTAGAGCCATCAACCACTCGACCACCCTTCCATATATTCAAATTGTTCTTGAAGATTATAGAACAACTTATGGTGTTCTGTCAAGACATAGTAACCAGTCAATTCTGAACCATTATCTGTCCACCCATACCCTATAACTTTTTCGTTCACACGATCATGTTTTTTGTTCGTATGTAGATAGTGATTGTAGCGTTGGTGAAGATTGATCATTAACGGACCTCGTAATCAAGTTTTCGGACTTTGCGTTGGCGGCGCTCCTCTTGATATTTTAGGTCAGCATTTGACAACATTGGTTGTTTCTTAACATTCTTTTCAGAATTCAGCAACACAACTTCAGACAAGTCTAATGCCGAAATTTTATCACCAGTTATGGATGTCATATTTGGACATCCACATGATCTAGTCTTGACTGGGTGAGCCTCTAGCTCCTTGCCACAAAGGCGGCATCTTACAGATAACATTGTTTTTCATTTAACCTCTAGAAGTTAATGGGAAATGTCGGATTCGAACCAACGACTTACTGCTTGTAAGGCAGCCACTCTACCGCTGAGTTAATCTCCCGATGTCGGTGAGAGGACTTGAACCTCCACGAACTAGTCACTGGAACCTAAACCCAGCGCGTCTACCAATTCCGCCACACCGACGAGGCGCTTCAGGTTGGATTCGAACCAACGGCTAACCGCTTAGAAGGCGGATACTCTTGTCCACTGAGTTACTGAAGCATGTATGTGGATATTATACTACTGCTTTAGGCAGTCGTCAAGCCATGGAGCACAAAGTCTCATTTCACCACCTAATGATTTACAATCATCAGTATAGCACACCGTAGTGTCTATTGGTTTCTCGGAATATCTTGGAGGTAAGATCTCCACAGGTTTCCATCCTGTCTCTTTCTTAAATTTTTCTATAGCATCACCAACTGCTTTTTCGGCACGGCAAGCACGGATCTCTTCAATTTCAAGTTTTACATCTTCAAGTATATCAATATTTAGTGGTCTTGTCAATTGATCTACAGCACACCACGCTTTTTCTTTTGGCAGATTTGTGAATGCTGCTATTCCAGATACAACAAAAAGAAGCACTCCAGATATTATCATCATATCTTTCATGCTAGTTTTTTTCTTTCCGATTTGGAAATTAAACTGAGGCATGGGGGGGGGGGGGTGTGATCAGCACCCCCCTATTTATTCAGTTTGTCAAACTTCTACCGTGATCAGTCTGGAAGCATAATCATGGGCATATGATGTACGAGCACCATGAATGCCCCAGCCAATCCAACTATACGCATAGTCCATG